TTCCTGTGTTCATATTAGACTTCAGCGAAGACAAATGGAACTATACCAATAGCAAAATAGTTTCTGTCGCAATCAATAACTCTGCAAGAATTGTCGGAGGGGGCGGGGCAGGTGGAATGGGCGTTCGCGACCATGCCGCGACTTCCAAACAGGGCGATGTGTCTGGTGGTGGCTTCGGTGGAGGTGGAGGTGGAGGAGGTGCCGGAACAGGAAGAAATATACAAGAAGTTACCCCTTCCAGTTATCTGGGATATTTGGGAACTGGATTCAAGGGCGATGGGTGGCCACACGAAGACCCGGCACTTGCATCGTCTGGCCCCAATGTAAAGGCAGAAGATGGAACAGCGGGAAGTCGATGGGATGTTGGCGGTTCTGGAGGAGCAAAGGCACAATTAGAATCATCAATAAATATTGATAATGCAATGTATCTTTCACATAGTCTTACATATGGACATGGTTCTGATGGTGGAGATATTTTTGAAGTCAAACACCCGCCGGGAGTTCAGCCAATTATTTCAATTAACAATTTAGACACAGGAACCATAGTCTCTGGTGGTGGCGGTGGAGCCGGTGGATATGAGGTTGACGGAAGTTCTGGCGGTGCCTGGGGTGGGCATGGTCAAGGAACTTCTGGGCCAACTACATATACCGGAGGAAATCCTGGGTATGTTGTGACAAGTGAGAACGGAACCTACACAAGGCCTGTCTATATTACAAATATCAGCAATGGAATTATAATGGGAAGAAATCCACAAATCCCATCTCATAATACATCAAACACTTCTGGAGGAATTGCAGGAGGGTGGCTGCTAACAGGAAACAACACAGTAGACTCCACCCTTCCGGGAAATTCTTTTTATAGGATGGTATAGGGTATGAAAAACAAAATCACGGCAAATGTTCATAGCATGAATGCAAATTCAAATATTTGTGTTATTACTATTTGGGATGGGAATGAACTTGTCGTGGACAATAGTAACATTGGGATGGAACCAAACGAAGATGGGTCTGCCAACACGGCATGGTTACGAAATAAAATTTCAATGTATGTCATAGGGCACCGGAAGGCAAAGACACGGAAAGCCAATTCAGAAATCCCTGTTGCAATAAAAGGAGAACAAACATCATGAGAGTTTCTACAATGATTGCAACAAAAGACCATTTCTTGTTTATCATCAAAAGCACTCAGGCAACCGATGAATTATATGCTGCCGAAGGATACCCTGCCGGAAACCCAATTGGCTTTTTGGCTCAAGGTGTCGCAGTAACATTCAAAAAAGAAGACATAGATGCCCCCTGGACTAAATATTCAGACACACATCATGTTGCACCAAACCTTCATGTCCGGTCAATACATTCTCTCTTCGGAGCAGCCGCCCAGACAGATAATATTGTATATGTGACAGTAATTCCAAGAGAAGGGGCATTGGAAGGGGAATGGGAAAAGTTGAACAATGCAAGTGCAGAAGAATCTTTACAAATTGGTTCTTCTGAGTTCACATTTCAGGTAGGAGAGCATTGTAATATTGAATTGTGTCGAGATTTGGATACCTTTGAATCAATTGACCCCCCCGAAGAAGCTCTATTGAACGAGGAGGATATTACATTAAATTTTGAGTAGCACATATACCTAAATATATAAATAGTAAAGAGAATCGTTCTCCTCAAAGGGATACCAAAATAAATGGCCAGCAGAACAAAAAATCTTACTATGGATCAAGGTGCAGACTTTGTGTATACGACTGAGGTTTATACTAGCAAGTCTGTGTTGGGTAAACTCGGAATATCTGCTTTAGATACTGCAAATGCCCAGATGCGAAAAAGCTATTATCATACAGACGCAGTTGCAACATTTGGTATTGTACTGGACCCCGATACCGACACGGTGAAAATGCATCTGGCAGCAGCAAACACGGCAAACATTTCTGCCGGAAGATATGTATATGATTTAGAATATTTTGATGAAACTTCTGCTTCTGCCCCTCCGGGCCCAGGCTCATTAAAGTTCAGAGCATTGGAAGGTATTATTACAGTCACTCCAGAGTCAACAAAGATAGGATAACATGGCAAAACCAACAACAAGAGAAGAATTCAAAACATATTGTCTCAGAAGATTAGGCTGGCCAGTCATTGAAGTCAATGTGGATGACCTTCAATTGGAAGACAGGATTGATGATGCCCTTCGTTTCTGGAAAGAATATCATTTTGATGGCACCGAAATGATTTATTATTCTCATAAGGTCACCCAACCCGATATTGACAATAAATATCTGACTCTTGTGGCACCAGAGGCATCATCAATTCTTGGAATCAGCAGAATGCTCAAACTTGCAAGCAGGACGGGTGGAATGTTCTCTGTAAAATATCAAATACTTTTGAATGACTGGGCAACCTATAGCACCAAAGGAACCCGTGAAATGCAAAATTATTGGCAGAAGATGTCACATCTTTCAATGATTGACCAACTTATCAATGCAATGGAAAACGTTCGGTTCAATAGAAAAACGAACAAGATATATCTTCAGATAGATTGGGCATCGGACATTGCATTGGATGATTTTGTTGTGTTTGAAACATATCAAGGAGTTGATGAGACATCGGCATCAAATTCCGAGGTATGGAATGATTCTTTCTTGAAGAACTATGCCACGGCACTTGTCAAGGAACAATGGGGGATGAATCTGAGTAAGTTTGAAGGAATTCAATTGCCGGGAGGAGTCACACTCAATGGAAGAGCAATTCTTGATGATGCCAGAGCAGAGATTGAAAGATTGAAAGAACAAATGTCTCTTTCGTATGAGCTTCCAGTTGACTTTGCTGTGGGGTAATCATACATGCCCACTAATTTTTACATCAACAATTTTGAGAATCCACCAGAGCAAAATCTTGTTCATGACCTAATTATTGAGAGCATCAAATTCTATGGAATGGATGTTCATTGGATTCCGAGAACCACCACGCCAACCGCAGACCAACTCTATGGAGAAGATTCTCTTTCAGAATTTCGTCATGCCTATCCAATTGAAATGTATATCAAGAATGTAGAAGGGTTTGAAGGCGAAGGCGAATTTCTTTCACGGTTTGGTCTGGACATTCGTGACCAAATTACATTTACCTGTGCCATCCGAAGATTTGAAGACCTTGAGGCAACGCAAGACCATCCGACTGCGGGCATTACGTCAATACCCAGACCACGCGAAGGAGACTTGATACATTTTCCGTTGAATGGCAAGCTATTTCAAATTCAATTTGTGGAGCATGAGTCCATGTTCTATACTGCCGGAACTCTTCCGGTCTATGACCTTCGCTGTGAATTGTTTGTCTATAACAATCAGAATATTGAGACAGGCATTGTTGAGATTGATAACATTGCATCTACAAATACTGCCATTGGATACCGATATTCCAACACAATGCCCACCGGAACGACGGTGGACAATACAATCATTGAAACTGCCGCAAACACAATTCTTGACTTCTCCGAAACCAATCCATTTGGGAGTTTTTAAATATAAATGCTGGCCAACACATTTTCACACGGACTCATACGAGATTTTGTCATTTCCTTTGGAACGCTGTTCAATAACATCAAAATTAATCGGCGCCCATCGTCAGGAGAAACTGCAAGCACCATTGCAGTTCCTTTGATATATTCTCCGAAGCATAAGTATCTTGCACGGATTGAAGAAGACCTTGCCCTTGATAAGCCGGTTGCAATTACACTTCCGCGAATGTCATTTGAAATGATTTCCACAAGCTATTCTTCTGAGCGCAAATTAAATACAATACATAGAATAGTAAAACCCAACCCCTCATCAAACACGACCCTTAATGCTTCATATACTCCTGTTCCTTATGATTTTTCATTTCAATTGCATATATACACAGGAAATATTGAAGACGGAACACATATCATTGAACAGGTTCTTCCGTATTTTACTCCAGAGTTTACAATCAGTCTCAAGAGTGCAACTGCTCTGGGCCTGAACCTTGACCTTCCTATTATTTTAAATAATGTGGACATGGAAGATACCTATGAGGGGAGTTTCGATGACAGGCGAGTAATCACATGGACTCTTGATTTTACACTCAAGGGAAATCTGTTTGGGCCAATCACAACTAAAGGAATTGCCAACAAAGTGCTTGTTAATTTACATCCAACTACAAATACGTTGTCGGCAAATGGATACGATCAAGTTGTAACCCAGCCTGCAATGTTTGCCAATGGCTCGCCCACAACAGACGTATCACTTAGCGTGCCCTCGAATCAAATTAATGCAAATAATGATTTTGGTATTGCTTCTAATATATTTAATTACTGAGAAAGTTGAGACAACAGATGAACAATAATGATATAAGAGAATTGGAAATTGTTACTCCAGAAGAAGAAAAAAAGGAAGAACGTCTTGCTCATCAAGACCAAGACTATGAATACATCCGAAACAATCTAAAGGACATCATAGGGAAAGGTTCGGATGCCCTTGAAGGAATTCTTGAGCTTGCGCGGGACTCTGACCATCCACGCGCCTGGGAAGTGGTCGGACAAATCATGCGACAACTTGCCGAAACAAATAAAGACCTCATTGAACTCCAGAAGGACATGAAGAAAATCAAGGACGAAGAAGGTGCCAAGAAAGTCACGCAGAATGCAATCTTTGTCGGCTCGACCAACGAACTTCAAAAATTCCTTCGGAGCCAGGGTCATGTCAGTAAGAAACTAAAAGACTCAAGAAAGAAATCCGATGGGAAATGAATCATATCTAGGCAATCCGCTCTTGAAGCCGGCCGGTGTTCCTCATGACTATTCCGAAAAGGAGCTTGCCGAGTATATTAAATGCTCCAAGAAGCCTCAGTATTTTATTGAAAACTATATCAAGGTAATTCATGTGGACGAGGGGCTGATTCCATTCAAGCTATATAAATTCCAGAAGGAGATGGTCAAAACAATTCACAACAATCGGTTTGCCATCTTCTGCACTCCGAGACAGGTCGGCAAGTCAACTACAGTTGTTGCCTATTTCCTTTGGTATATCCTGTTCAATGAATCTGTCAACATTGCCATCCTGGCCAACAAGGGTTCACTTGCACGGGACATCCTGGGCAGGCTCCAGCTTGCATATGAGAATCTTCCAGATTTCTTGCAGCAAGGAGTGTTAATATGGAACAAGGGCAATCTTGAAATTGAAAATGGTTCCAAGGTGGTTGCCGCATCCACTTCCAGTTCGGCAATCCGTGGTGGTTCCTATAATATGATTCTCTTGGATGAGTTTGCATTTGTGCCGCCAAACATTGCAGACGAGTTTATGTCCTCTGTCTATCCTACAATTTCTTCGGGAACGTCTACAAAGATTGTGGTAGTTTCCACTCCGAATGGCTTGAATCACTTCTATAAGATGTGGGAGGATGCAAAAGAAAAGCGAAATAATTACATTCCCCTTGAAGTTCATTGGACAGATGTGCCCGGAAGGGACAACCTATGGAAAACTGAAACAATCCGAAATATTGGAAAGGAACGTTGGGCCCAGGAGTTTGAAGGAGAATTTGTTGGCGGCATGAACACGCTCATTTCTGGAAGCACCCTGAAGAATTTGGTGTTCAAGAATCCGGCAGAGAAAAACAATGGGCTTGATATATATGAACTTCCAAAGGAAGACCATTTATACATGATGACAGTAGATGTGTCACTCGGAGAGGAACTTGATTATTCTGCATTTTCTGTCATTGATGCAACAGAGATTCCATACAGACAGGTTGCCAAGTATCGCAGCGCATCCATTACTCCGTTGATATATCCTAATGTCATTGCATCGGTTGCCGAGAAATACAATCAGGCATATGTTCTTATAGAAATCAATGGTATTGGGAAACAGGTTGCCGACATTCTTCATCATGATGTCGAATATGAAAATTTGGTAATGATTTCCACGCGGGGACGAGCAGGACAGGTATTTGATTCTGGGTTTGGCAAAGGAACTTCTGACCTGGGCCTTACCATGTCCAAGAAAGTCAAACAAATTGGCTGTTCTATGCTCAAGAGTCTAATTGAAGAGAGTAAGTTGATTGTGAATGACTTTGATACCATTTCAGAGTTGAGTTCCTTTGTTTCCAAGGCAGGATCATACGAAGCCGATGCCGGATGTCATGACGACCTTGTGATGTCTCTTTTATTGTTTGCATGGTTGACCTCACAGCCCCATTTCAAGGATATTACGGACCTTGACATCCGAAAACGGCTCTTAGAAGAGAAAATGAAATTGTTAGAAGAAGATATTTTGCCATTCGGATTTGTGGATGCCGGGATGAACAGGGAAGAAGAGGCATTTGTAGATTCTGAGGGGCAGGTCTGGTTTAGCGTTCCTAATTGAAAAACTCCTTTTTTATAAATATTCA